TGGACTGCGAAGAAAAGATATATTCTCAACGTATGGAACAGTGAAGGAGTTCAGTATTCTGAACCTAAACTCAAGATGATGGGTATTGAGGCAGTTAAATCATCTACTCCTGCACCATGCAGAACGATGATTAAGGATGGTCTCAAACTCATGATGAATGGTACAGAAGAGGAAGTAATTAACTTTATTGATAAGTGTCGTAAAGAATTTAATGCACTTCCACCAGAGAAAATTGCATTCCCTCGTTCAGTATCAGATGTTGTGAAGTATAAATCTTATTCCGATATCTATTCCAAAGGGACACCTATTCATTGCCGTGGAGCACTATTGTTTAATCATTATATCAAGGAGAAGAAACTTGATAATAAATACTCACTTATCAATAACGGTGAGAAAATCAAGTTCATTTATCTGAAGAAACCAAATATTATTCAGGAGAATGTCATCTCATTTATTCAAGATTTTCCACATGAACTTGGTCTTGACAAATACATAGATTATGAACTACAATTCCAGAAGAGTTTTGTAGAACCTCTCAAATCCATCCTAGATGCAATTGGATGGAATGTAGAAAAAACTGTAAACCTCGAATTATTTTTTTCCTAATGAATGTGCCTATTAACGATAAAGAGTTGAATACTATTATTAGTGCTATGCGCCTTGGTGGGGATGCTGCTCTTTATCAAAAATTGAGGAGAATCCAGGAAATTCGTGATGCTAAAACATCCGAATCTTCTGGAAAAAATGTTAATGATCAATTTGGATTTGTATTGTAATGGATTTTTTAAAGGAAATTGTAAAGGAGGTTGGGGGTGAATATACACAACTTGCCTCAGATATTGACGATACTGAAGAATATGTGGATACGGGTTCGTACATTTTTAACGGATTGGTTTCAGGTAGCATATTTGGTGGTGTATCTAGGAATAAGATTACTGCCATTGCTGGGGAGTCTTCTACTGGCAAAACTTTCTTCTCTCTCGCTGTCGTTAAAAATTTTCTCGATACTAATCCTGATGGGTATTGTTTGTATTTTGACACAGAGGCCGCTATTAATAAGTCTTTACTCGCAAGTCGTGGGATAGATCTCAATCGTCTTGTAGTAGTAAATGTAGTTACTATTGAAGAGTTTCGGTGTAAGGCACTTAAGGCAGTCGACTTATATTTAAAAAAACCTTTAGAAGATCGCAAACCCTGCATGTTTGTGCTAGACTCTTTGGGGATGCTTTCCACAGAAAAGGAGATCACTGACGCGCTTAACGATAAGCAAGTTCGAGATATGACCAAATCTCAACTTATTAAAGGTGCGTTCAGGATGTTGACCCTGAAACTTGGACAGGCTAATATTCCTATGATTGTTACTAACCACACTTACGATGTCATTGGCGCATATGTACCAACTAAAGAAATGGGTGGAGGTAGTGGACTCAAGTATGCTGCTTCTACAATTATCTACTTGTCTAAAAAGAAGGAAAAGGACGGAACAGAGATCATTGGAAATCTTATCAAGGCAAAGACTGCTAAGTCGCGTTTAAGTAAGGAGAATCAAAATGTTACGGTGCGTCTGTATTACGATGAGCGTGGTCTTGATCGATATTATGGTCTTCTTGAACTCGGTGAGATTGGCGGACTTTGGAAAAATGTAGCAGGTCGCTATGAAATTGATGGTAAAAAAGTCTATGCCAAAGCAATCTTAAAAGATCCTGAAACATATTTCACTCCAGAAGTAATGGAGAAACTTGACGAAATCGCAAAAAACACCTATTCCTATGGAACGAATTGAGACAACTATTCTAAAAAATCTTGTTTTTAATGAAGAGTACTCTCGTAAAGTAATTCCTTTTATTGAACCTGATTATTTTGAATCGCGAAGTGAAAAAGTTATTTTTGAAGAGATAGCAAAATTTATTGTAAAGTATGGTTCTGCTATTACATCTGAAGCACTTTCTATTGAATTAGAAAATAGAACTGATTTGGGAGAAACTGAAGTAAAAGAAACTCGTGATCTTATCTCCAATTTTTTAGATTCTCCAGTTGAAAATCAATGGTTATTAGAAACTACTGAAAAGTGGTGTCGTGATCGTGCAATTTATTTGGCACTGATGGAATCCATTAGTATTGCCGATGGTCAGGATAACAATAAAAATCGTGATGCTATTCCTTCTATTCTTTCAGATGCATTAGCAGTTTCTTTTGATAATCATATTGGTCATGATTATCTAAATGATTATGAAGAACGATATGAGTTCTATCATCAGACTGAAGAAAAGATACCATTTGATTTAGAATTCTTTAATAAAATTACGAAAGGTGGACTCTGTAATAAAAGTCTTAATATCGCACTTGCTGGAACTGGTGTTGGTAAATCTTTGTTTATGTGTCACGTTGCATCTGCTGCTCTTCTTCAGGGCAAAAATGTTTTATACATCACAATGGAGATGGCAGAGGAAAAGATCGCAGAACGCATTGATGCAAATCTCTTGAATGTTAATATTCAAGATATCACAGATCTTCCAAAATCAATGTTTGAAACAAAAGTTGAGAATGTTGCAAAGAAAACTAGGGGATCTCTTATAATTAAAGAATATCCTACTGCGAGCGCACATAGTGGACATTTTAGAGCACTTCTTAATGAACTTTCACTTAAGAAGTCTTTTAAACCTGATATTATATTCGTGGATTATCTTAATATTTGTTCCTCGTCGCGTTACAAGGGATCTGCCAATATTAATTCCTATACTCTTGTTAAGTCAATTGCAGAAGAACTTAGAGGATTGGCTGTCGAAGCCCAGGTCCCTATCGTATCTGCCACCCAGACCACTCGTTCTGGTTATGGTAGCTCTGATGTTGACCTTACTGACACTAGTGAATCCTTTGGTCTCCCTGCTACTGCTGATCTTATGTTTGCCCTTATTTCTACAGAAGAGTTGGAACAATTGGGACAGATTATGGTGAAGCAGTTGAAGAATCGTTATAACGACCCAACTATTTCTAAACGTTTTGTTATTGGTATTGATCGTGCCAAGATGAGATTGTATGATTGTGAACAAACAGCACAGGATGATATACTTGACTCTGGTCAGGAAGAGGAGTATAATAGCGAGGATAGACCGAAGAAATCATTTGCGGGATTTAAATTTTCATGAACGGTTACTACTCAGTATTTAATCCTAGGGGCGAAAAAATCGCTGATTGTGGAAAAGAAAGAGATGCAGTAAATCTACTTGGTATGAGAAACCGTAGATGGGAGGGGCACTATTATCAATTCAATCCTCTTCTTGGAGATATTGTAGATATATCCTCTGGAAAACAACTTCCCACTCGGGATATCGTTGTCAATATGGATGGCGGTATCGGTGGATCTTGGAAAGAAGTTTCCGAGAAAGAATTTGATGAGTTATTTGACTTTTCAAAGCAAAAAAAACTAAACGAACAAGAACCATTTATTCCTGATTTTCATGACTAGTAAAGTAAACACTGATGCCTATCTTGAGTTTGTGAATGCTGTCACATCTCAACCCAGTCAAGATGCTGATGCATTTGAGTATCGTATTCAAGAACTTCGTGGAGAAGGATTTGAAACACATCGACTTCTAACTGCTGCTGTAGGAATGTCTGCTGAGGCAGGTGAGTTTACTGAAGTTGTAAAGAAGATTATCTTTCAAGGTAAACCTGTTAATGAAGAAAATCTATTTCATCTGAAACGTGAACTGGGTGACGTCATGTGGTATGTTGCACAGGCATGTATGGGTCTCAATGTTTCTCTTGATGAAGTGATTGAGATGAATGTTGATAAACTCAAGTCAAGATATCCTGGTGGTGAGTTTGATGTCCATTATTCTGAAAACCGTGTTGAGGGAGACCTATGAGTCAAGATAAAAAAGTAACATTAGAACTATCTGTCTATGAGGCAGCAGCAGTTCGTCAGTCATTATTTACTGATACTAAAGGATATACTTATAACCTCGAATGTTGTCCGCAACGTGTTGTTAGTATTCGTCAAGCAATTGTAAGTATTGATGAACAAATTGAGGAAATTTTAAATGATAACGAAAGTAGTTGAATCTATTGCTAAGAATGAACTCTACATGGGTTACATCTTTGGTATCATGATTTTGGGTGGATTCATCCGTGATTATAGTGCTCTTGAAGATGTATATGCCTTAGCAAAGAAATACATTAAGGATAATCGCGTCCTTGTTATTATCACCTCACTGTTGGGTGGTATACTACCTATTCCAGGACGTGTTGCTCTATCAGCACCACTCCTAGATGCTATTGCACCACGAGATCAGGAACGCCGTTCCGATTTTGGTGTGATTGATTACCTATCAGTCCACCATTACTACTGGTGGTCTCCACTAGAGAAGACAGTTGTTCTACCTATGGCAGTGATGGGTATATCCTATGGAACATTCCTAGGATATACTATCGTTCCTTTGATTATCACCTTGACATACACCTGGTGGTACATTTTCACTAAGGTTCCAGCCTCTTCCGTTGTCCCTAATCTAGAGTATGTTCGTGAGTTCAACTGGCGACGTGCTCTTACTGGATGGGCACCACTGATTGCTACTGTGATTCTTCTATTGAATACAGGTAAAGCAGGAGCACCATTCTTCTTCCCTTGGTTCCTTGGAATGTCAATCTATTATTCCATTGTGTTTAAGGATTGGAAGTGGGGCAAGTGGTTGGATGGTAAGTTTG